ATCCATGATGTTTACCTAGTAATTCTAAACCTTTTAATCTGACTGCATCAGTTACGTTTATATCGTCTGCCATCTTCTCAATCTTCTCTAAGATTATATCTGTTCGCTTGGCATCGTTCATGCGATGTAAGGACATTTTCTGCTCTAATAAGTGGTCTATAAATATCCTAATGTTATCCTTTGCTCTTAGTCTACTTGCTAACATTCTAAGAGTGTTTGGTTTGATATCTTTACTAACATTATAATTGTTACGATATGCCTCTATCAAACTAAGACCTTTCTCGCCATTCTTTCCCACTACATCAAAACAGAAACCTCTCATTTGTTCTGTCAGATCCCCACCAATAACTTTAGATTTTTTACTCTTGTTATTCCGGCTGTCGTTATCACTTACTAATTTTAAATTAGGTTTATCTTTATTTTTATCTGTCATTTTTAATCCTCAAAAGTTTATGTAAAGTTTTCATATCGTTTTAATAATACCTGCATAATTACCAATAGTAACATTTTAATATCTTTATTTGTAGTTTTTGAAAATAATTAAATTTATTTCCAAGAAAATATGTTTCCCAATCTTATTACTTATATGAAGATAAAACAAAAAACTAACAACACTATTAACAGCGATTTAAGAGCCATACAGCATATGTTAGCACCTTTGGGTATAATTAGTCGTTTAATTAAGTTTCAGCGTTTTTGTTGTCCACCTTGAGTTACAGCTATTAATAGTAAATAATAGTAAATAATAGTAAATAATATCAACTTAGGCTTTGACAGCTATGTTCCTTTCTGATACAGAATAGGAGGATGTTTTTTTAAAATATCCACTAAGACACAGCCCCTATTTGGCAACTTGTTTGAACTGTAGAACAAACATCCCTTTCTGACCTACATGGGAAACTAGGCATTAAGGAAAGCAACTGAAAGAATGTAGGTTGTGAGTACCTAGAAAGGCAAGAGTGATACAGCCCCCACAATTCAGTCTGATGAGGACAGCGATATGGGCTAGTAGCTTTAAACAAGTTTCCCAATAGAGGTTGTGTTCAGAAAAAATCATATCTCAAACGTATTAATAAATAATCAACTAATGGAGTATCATATGAATAAATATGAACAAATTATTAAGAACTTAGAGCAAACCTTTGATGAGTTCGACAGAGAATACATATCAAGAAAAATTGAAGATTATGAATTCAAATACGAGGCTATTAAAAAGTGGTGGCAACAGCCTACTAAAATAAATGGTCGTGTTGATTGGTATCATCTTCACAAAGTTGGTGGTGGCAAATCAATGGCTGAAAGATTGTATGGCATCAGCTTTAAGATGGTCAAAGAATTTGCTGTCAAAGATGCAGAGGCTGTCATCAAAGCTAGAAATAAGAAGATGGCTTTGAAACTGCAAAGTTTTGGCATCAATGAAATCTACAATACAAACCTCGTAATGAACTCTGATGGATTTCATGGTTACTACAATGTCAGAACTGACAAAGGTAATAAGACAATAACAATTAGCACAATCTTATGTGGTGGCTACAATATCCAAGCATTGCACTACAGAACATTGGTTAAAATATCTAAATAGCCTAGCTGATGAGACCTAATGAGGTCGAAACATTGAGCAGTAGTTACTGCTCTTTGTACTAGGATAAAACAAACCAACCGGAGTACTATATGCCTAACAAAATCATAAATTTATCATATGACAAATATAATTATTCTAAAAAAGAAATAACTGTACACACAAATACAGTTAAGAAAATGGTTCGTAAATGTATGAACCACCTAAAGAAAAAAGAATACGAATTAAACATTACATCTAAGGATGTTGATAGAGCAGTAGCTGTTACTAAAGTTGTTAATTCTAGTAGATCCGGATCTACTAAAGCCGGTGCTAATATAATTTTAATTAATCTTAGTTATTGGCAACATCTAGATGAAGAACACTTTCACACAGAATACTCAAGCTACAACAATGATCCACAAATAGGGGGCAGAAAATGTCTCAAATTAGATCATGCTTATTTAATGAGTGTTAGCCATGAGGTTAGCCATCATGTTCAATTTGCAAGAGCCAAGTATGTGAATAGATTTAAGACCACTTATAGAAAGCCACATGGAGATTGTTTTAAGGCAATCTATAGGTATTTAAGAAGAGACCTAGTTAATCCTATCATCGACAAGGACATACTAGACAACGACAACCAACTTAAACCATCTGTAAACAAGGAGACTATAATGCAGAAAAACAAAGTAATAATATCTAATGATATAAAGAAACAAATGGCATCCCAAGAGGCACAGCACACGTTGCTAAAGGGATCTAACAAAGCACAGTCTGAGGCTATGAGTGCCATAAGAGTTGATCAGTATGCAGAGGGAGTTTTAATAGTCCATGCATTACCTAGAACTGAGACCGGTAATCTTTTAGAAGATCATTCAAACGAGATCCTCACGATACTTGAGACAGAGATCAACATGTCAAAAACTCAAGCTGATTTGTTTAAGAGAAATTGCACACTCTTTTCAAATAAGCATAAAGATGAACTGCCATCTAGCAATTTGACAAAAACTTTCGTGTTAGATTTGTTCGAGACATTGAACCTTAAATCTCAAGCTAAGATCATTGCTCACAATAAAGGCGAGGATGTTAAGACACCTTTGGATACAATCATAGATAAGTTGGTAGGTCTGAAGACTAAGACCGGTAAGCAAAGGGATGGTCTTATCATGACACAATCTGAACTTGATGATTTTAAGGTTAGATTAATCAATAGGTTTGAGATTGCAGACAAAGGCAGAAAGGCAATCGATGAGGCAGAGGAAGAGCAATCAGTAGTTGATGATGTTACTGAGGCTTTACTTGCTTAATCTAATACACAAATTGACACAGATCTATATGGTCTGTGTCTGCTTGTTTATTGGAAATACTATCATCCATATAAGCAGAAACCTAAACAACCAAAGGAGACTATATGTCACAAGAAAAAAAACTAATAGAACGTACATCTAAATTAGTAGATCAGTACAACAAAGTAAAAGATCTAAGATGGGAACTGCATCAAAATAGTTCTCTGCTATTAGAGGCAAATTTAAAGCATGAGCAAGCTGAAAAAAAGTTTGATCAAGCTATCGAGAAATTTATGCTTGTACACCTAGAAGATTATACTAATGACCAAGTAATTAAAAAGGTCATTCAATATCTTGGTGCAGAGCATGAAGAACAAGCTAAGAAAATACTAAATAAATTTAAACAACAAGTGGAGTTATAATGAGTAAACATAATCAAATAGTTGACCACTTTAAAGGTCGCATCGTTAGTGGAATATTCACAAAACTTGATGGAACAAAAAGAAAGTTTTGGGGAGTTCTTAAACACGAGGATCGAGATCTTGGGAAAGATCTTGTTACTGTCTATGATTTCAGAATAAAGGAATATCGTAGATTTAGATTGGACAATGGCACTTTAAGATTAAAAAGTGGCAATGTCTTTTATAAATATAACCATGCAAATGGTATAACTTTCAAAACAAGGAGTGCATAATAATGCGTATTACAGACATAAGAAATGCTATTCAAGGCATGATGATCCATAACTTTAAAACTGTTAAAGGTGGTCGTAAAGATCAGCTTGTTATCCCTTATGTTGAGGGTGGTGTTGGTCAAGGTAAAACTACTGTGGTCAATTCATTAACTACTGACGAACTTATCCTTAAACATTGTAGAGAAATATTTGACTACAAGGAAGATAAGCTAGGCTTTATTAACTTTGGTTTACCACAGTTTGATCCATCAGAAATTGCCGGTTGGCTTGTGCCATCCAAAGATGGGGAAAGCATGAACAGATTAAGACCTAATTTTATGCCTACTGAGGGATGTGGAATTATCTTTGTTGATGAGGTTGCCCAAGCTACATTAATGGCTCACAACATCTTTGGTCAGCTAGTCGATGAACGTAGATTAGGAGATCATTATCTACCGGATGGATGGATGATTGTTGGAGCCGGAAATAGGCTGTCAGATCGTGCCGGATCTAATAAGCTACCATCACAGCTTAGAGATAGATTTACATATCTTAGCCTAGAAATTAACCTAGATGATCTACTGCATTACTATGCATCTAACAATGTGGATCACAGATTAAGTTCATGGCTAAAGTTTGATGATCAGCATCTTTATAACTTTGATGTGTCAGCTAATAGCAACTGCACACCTAGATCAGTTGAAAGAGCCGGTGTTCTTTTAGGTCTAGGTTTTGACAGCACTACTTTAAGAGGTGTTCTTGAGGGGCAAATTGGAGAGACAGCATCTGCTAGTTTGATTGCTCATATAAAGCTACATGACAAACTGCCGGACTTTGACAAGATTGTTAATGATCCGGATGGTACAGAAATACCGGAAGATCGTGGTGTTCTTTATGCCTTATGTGGTTCATTAGCTTTCAAGATGAACATGACCAACTGTGCAAGTATTCTTAAATACATTCAGAGAATACCGGAGCAAGAGTTCATGGCTTTCATGCTTAAAGATGCTGTAACAAGAAACAAAACTCTTGTCACCAACCAAGCTATGAAACAAGTTCTAGGATCTAAAGGTAATCTTAAAGATCTATTACTTTAAACTTATACTCTAGGATAAGGTGCAGTATTTGTGCTTTATCCTAGACAAAAACTTTACGTAAACTTTTTTTGGAGACTTTAATGCAAAATTTAAAATTAGAAGACAAGTTCTCAAAGGTTAGAATTCAATTACTATGGGATAAAGATGACAAAGGTCATGCCTTTTATGGGATCGTTCTTGTTAAGATGAAGATCATAGAAAAGAATGAGATCCCCACCTTTGCAACTGATGGCAAAGATATTTTCTTTAATAGAGAATATGCTGACAGCTTATCCTTTGAGCAGTTAAAAGGTGTTATTGTACACGAGGTAAAACATCGTGGACTAAAACATCATATCAGACAGCAACAAAGGGATGCTGAGATTTGGAATATAGCTTGTGATCTTTCTATCAATCCAATAATAAAAAACTCCGGTTTAACTTTGCCGGATGGTGGTTTGTTTGATCCTCAGTTTATAGGTTGGAGTAGTGAAAAGATTTACAATACCATTGCCCCACAGATCCAAGCTAAGAAAAAACAGCAACAGCAACAAGGTCAAAATGGAGATGGACAGCCATCAAATGATGGAGATCCTACTTGGTTACAGCCTCAATCATGGGGCAATATCGAGGGCAATGTTACTGATGGCATGTCTCCGGCTGAACTAAAAGCTGAAGAGGCTGACGTAAATGAAGAGATCTTCCAAGCTGTAAGACAAGCTAAAGAAAGAGGCACTATTCCGGCAGAGGTCAAACAAATGGTCGAGGTCATGAAAAGAGCAGAGATTAATTGGCAAGACATTGTTGAAAGACATGTCGAGGGCGATAATCCTCACGACTTTTCATATAGGAAGATGCACAGAAAGTTTTACTACAGCCATAACATAGTTGCCCCTACCATAGAAAACTATGGTGTTGGTCACATTGTTGTTGGAGTGGATAGTTCCGGATCTGTATCAGATAAAGAATTACAGTATTTTCTAGGTGGTTTAAATGCTTTGTCATTAGAACTTAAACCTAAGTCTGTAACTGTGATCACTTGCGACAGCAAAGTACAAAACGTCTACAAGCATGAGCAAGGAGATGAGATTACCAAGATCAGATGTAATGGGCGAGGTGGCACATGTGTCATGCCGGTGTTTGATTACATAAAAGAAAATGATCTAGAGGTAGACAGTTTTATTTATTTTACTGACATGGGGATCTTCGACTTTCCAAAAGAAGAAATGCCTTATCCGGTATTATGGGTAAGCACAGACCTAAATGCTGACAAAGCACCTATTGGTCAAACAACGTATCTAAAAGTGGCTTAATGCTACTTTTGGATAAAAACAAGGCTCTAGGATCGTCACACAGAGGCGAAACAATATGTCTGTGTGTGATTGTACCTAGTAATTTCAATCAAACTACTATCATTGAATAAGGAGACAATAATGATATTTTTAAAAAAAGGATCAAGTCCTAACAAACAATCTGATCAATTTGTAGATCATAAAGTATTAGAAAGTTATTTAAACTTTTTAGCTGTTGGCTATAAATCATTTGGCTTAACAGAAATGCAAAAGGTCAAATTATTATCCAAAAAATCTATAGCTAGTATGTCTCAAGAAGAAAAAGAAGATTTGAGAATTTTTACTAGTCACAGAAAGCATTATGTAAATCATGGTTTAGACAGCATTTATAATTGTGGATCAGCTATTAGAGAATTACGAAAAGAACGTAAATTTAAGAGTGCCATTTATTCTAATAAATATGATGGTAAAAAAGTATTCAGAAAAGAAAGGGAATACTCTCAAGGTTTCTTTAATGGTCAGACTATTAATTCAAAGTATTCTTACATAACTAAAATGTTTGCCCAAAAATGGTGGGATGAGCAT